CTATTCTTCCAGGTAAAATAAATCAAAGAATCCCATATTTAATTTTTTTAGTATTATGTATATTTGTTCTAATCTTGGTTGAATTTTGTTTTTTTCATACCTGTTATAATGCGATGGATCCAATTCTAAAAACTCTGCAAAATCTTTCTGGAATTTATATCCCATTTTTAATCTTATCTCTAAAAACCTATTTTTCACTCCCATATAATCACCCCCTAGTAATATTCTACCTAAATTTTAAAATTCCTTCTTTTATATCTTAATACTGCATATATTTTAATAAAAAATGCTAGGAGTGACAGTATGGATTTTAAAAATGATACTATATATCAGGAAGAAACAATAAGAGAAAAGGCTAGACTTGATGAAGTAGAGAGAAGAAAAGTAATAGAAAGTGAAAAGAAAAAGAATGAACAAAATAAAAATCTTCTTAAATATTCAATAATAGCAATAAGTTTTTTGATATTTCTATACATCACCATATACATACCTTTAAGCAATATGCTTAAATAAAAAAATACCAGGATTAAGTTAAGTTCCTGGTCATATCTTATTAAATCTATTTTCTTAAATATCTTTTATACCTTATACAAGATTCTCTACTAAAAAACCTCAAATCAGGTCCTTTTCTACCTATTCTTCATTTTAATCATGTAAGTATATGAAATATAAAGAAATTCCATTATTGCTGAATAACATTCTTGACCCCCTCAACAAATAATCTATTATTTTTGAATCCATATTTTTCACAGAGTTTTGCTCTTGTTTTATAATCACATCTATTATATTTCAAATAATGTCCCACTATCGATTGAAGTATACTTAATGCAAACGGAATATTCATTACTTCTATTTCATCAAATAGCTTCAAAGATTCATTTATATCAGGAGAGCGTAAACAATTGAATTTTATTTCCTGTAATATTAAGTTTTTAGAAATAGAGTTATCTTTTTGAAACGATTCAGTTAATGCAGGTAACAAATACTCTCCACTCATGGATGATGCTACTTTATTTATCATTCCCCTAACCATTCCTGCTAATAATACAGACAAGAAACTCTTAGTAGCAGTTGCAATTTGATCATGAGTATAGCTTTTCTTATCCTTTTTTGCCTTATCAATTAAAAAAATAATTAAATCTTCTTCCACAAGACCTATCGTACTAATAAGTGCGTTTATAACCCTCATCCCTAAATTATATACTTCATCAATTATATCCATCTTAACATTACCATCAATATCACCAGGGTAATTTTGTAATATTTGTCCTAAAACATCCATTGTTTTTATAGATGCTGCTATTGATGCTAAGTCACGTTCTTTGTCGTTAATCTCGTCACAGATAGTATCGTCTATCTCACTCACACTTCCATCTTGTATGCCAGCATCATCCATATTTGAGAGTGCCTTTTCTTTATGAGATTCAATATCATCATTATCTCCAACGCATTCTGGAATCAATATCTTGTCAATAAGTGATTGTGCATTCGTAAATAAATCCTTATTTTTATTAAAATCAAATATTTCATAAGTATCTAGACTAACATAAGCATTTAATAAAATTGTTTCTATTATTTCTAAACTATTTGCAAAATGACAGACAAATATCATTATATTACCATATTGCTCATTATAGAGTCTAGAACTCATATACTCTACCTTATCCTTTACTTTCTGTTCTTTCATATTATAAGCGATATATCTTCCAGAAAAGTAATAAAATATGTATGGATATCTATACTTGTAACAGTTTATCATTTCTTCATATATAATTTTGGCTTTTATCATTTTATCTAATATAGATTCTGCACTAAGGTTTAACTTTTTTTGTTCTTTGAATTGATCAACAATGTTATATAGATCATCTTTTGAAAAATAAGTTCGTGAATTATCAAGCATCTCAAAAGCTAAATTTGATAATATATTTATATCAATATTCATAGCGCCAGCACCTTTATATTGGCTTGAAATTGTTGATAGACTCTTATTTATAAGAGATTCATATAAAAAACCATATTGACTCCCATTGAACGTTGTCGATGAAAACGCGTCCGAGTTTTGAAGGGCATTGATTATAAATATAGGTATAGCTGGAATAAATCTTTTCCCATTTCCTAGAAACCTATTTACAAGTTCAACCCCATTATCAATTTTACTTTCTTTCTCAGGGTCACAGGCATCAGTATCTCTCAAATAATACCAATTACGTATAAATTCTTTCCTTTTTATATTCCCCATATATAGTATTTTATACGCTTGAATTGATTCATTATTATCACTTTCTAAGGCTGAGAACAGCATAGGAACATTCATTTCTGTATTAAACAATAAAATAATATTATCAAAAGTATCGCTTAAAAACCTTATTATTTGCGTTCGCTTATCATCATAAAATTTCAAATCGTCAAAGTCATCAATTATAATTGCTTTCTTTTCTTTAGGAAGTTGACGGAAATTTTCCAGCTTGCTATCTGAATATTGATTACAGAAAATATTCTCAATAATTCTATTTAGGTTTGTTTCCAAACACGAATAAATATCTTCCCCTTTTAATAAAATACAACATTTAGCTTGTTTTACAAACTCAAGAAACATCATTTTTGCTAAAGATGTTTTTCCAGTTAACGAATCACCCAAGATTAAAGAAATCTTTTTACTTGTTAATGTATTAAAAATATTATCACTAATTCTTTTATTAGCCAAACTATTAGGTTTAAAATCTAATAATTCTAATTCTGGCCACGAATAGATTTCTGGTAAAATTATGTCTTCGGCAGAAAAATGGCTAACTACAATTCCTACATCATTCATTTGTTCTATCGTATCCTCATTTGGATAAATAACCAAATCACTAACGATTGAATTTCTTCTGAAATAGTCCGTACCATCAGACTCTCTCTCATAGGTTAGAGTTTTGTCGTTCCATTTAAATTCAATTTTATTTAAATTAGAAAAAGAATTGTCAAAATTATAGATAACAAAGGCGCTATCTGAACTATTAGAATCTTGTAATTCTTTACCATACTTTTCATTTATTAACCAATTCTTACCTTCAGTTATATATTCATCTATTCTATGTTCATGTCCAACTAATAATAAGTCTGTTGTTCTTCTCAAATACTCTTTAAAAACTACAGCATTTTCTGGATCTAACCAATTTAGAGGATGATGCATAACAGTCACTACAATTTTATAACTTTGAATATCTACATCACTTAATAGATTTTTAGGGATAATTATTTTGCCGGGTTCTTCTTTTAACTTTGACATCCATGCAGTATTTACTAATAAAAATAATATCTTACCATCACCAATTACCATTTCTTTGGGAGTAATTATATCTTTTTCTAGAGGGCAACCAATCTCTTCACAAAACCCCTTATAGTTTCTTTGTACTTCTGTTAATAGATTTGTATAAGACTCATCTATTTTAGTTTTATTATTTATTCTTGATTGCAGGTCTTCTCTTGCTGTATTTGATAAATCAAAATCACAATCATGATTACCTGGCACCATGATAAACTTAACTTCAGTATTTTTTTGACTATTAATATAGTCTGAAATCTCTTTAAATAAATTATAAGCTACGATATATTCGTCTTCTTTTCCTGAGAAGGCAATATCTCCTGAAACAACAATAAAGACTGGTGTTCTACTAATAATTGGACTACAGCAAGCTTTTTTTAGTGCATCTATTTTACTTTCAATGCTATTATTTTTGTTTCTTAAATGAATATCAGTTAAATGAATTATAGAAATCCCCATTATTATATCTCCTATTATCCTTATTTTATACATAATATCAAAATATGGATAATTTTTCAAGTTGCTTAAAATTCTTATTCTATTTGTACCATGTCTTATCAATTAAATATAGCCAGAACCAAATTTTATTCGATTTACAATAAAATTGCATCTTAATAGTATACTTATCTACTTGAACTGGGATAATCTTTTCTATCTTATCTATAATATACGTTTTTCCACTTTCATCAGTAAAACCCAATGGAATAATTTCTCCATTTTTCGTAAAATCAGCTCTGACAGCAACAGGAATCAATCCATCATGTTTATTCATAACTTCTACCACCTTTCAAAACAATATGCAAATTGTCTCCGATATTTTCATCTGCCATTTATTCATTGTTAATGTAGACTATTACCATATTATGTATTTGAAATACATCTAGTACTCATTCTTAATAACTTAGAACCCAATTTCCAAAATTTTATAACTAAAAAAGCCCCAGAACTTAATCAAGGGCATCTTCAGGTAATTTAATATTAATATTCATCATCATATCCAAGTAAATCTTTACCATTCTCTAAGTATTTCTTCATATATTGTACTCCATCTTCAATTAGATTATCTAATTCTTTTTCAGAGATTAATAAGGTTAATATGCTAGGTAATACTTTATATACACTCTCAACTACCATAGCATATTTTAATTCCCCTGTTCCTGAGCCTAATGTTTTCTCGGCTTGTACTACTAAAGACAATACAACTTTCCTAACAAGTTCTTTCTTGCCTCTTTTATATAAAAAAAGTAGACCTATTACAAATAATAGACCTACTAGAATTGAATCGTAATTTACTTTTATAAATTCCAACATTATTTATCCTCTCCTTTATATTCTACTTGAATAGTACTTGCTTGGCCAACAACACTATATCCTAGTTTTTCTAAAAATCGTACTGGAATATAATTGGTCTTATTCTGATAAATTCCCTCTATATCTATTTCTTTGCCATGTAAAATTATTTTTATTGTATTTAGCTTTTCTTCCATATCAGCAACTTCCTCCTTGATTTCATTTTTTACTGTTCCAAAACACTTAGCTATAGCTGTAGCATATTTCAAAGGAGTTAATTTTTCCATATCTGATTTATTGTCTATGAAGGCTCCTTCAACTATCATAGCTGGCTTGCTAGTTAATGATACGGACCAATAAGTAGATTTTGCTTTTACACCTCTATTTTTCAATCCTGTATCTTTAGAAATATTCTCCACTATCTTATTAGCATATGGGACAGATTTGCTATTCATACTATGAACCCAAACTTCTACTCCTTCTCCACCACCTGCGTTAATATGCACATCTATATAAATATCTGCGTTGAATTCATCAACTCTTTTACACCTAAAAACATGGTGGGCTTTTCTATCCTTAAATTGACCACCATATGGAGTAACATCAACAACGGTATGTCCTTGTGATTTTAATAAAGGGATTAACAATGCTACAGTCTCCTTGTTGATATCTGCTTCTACATATGGATTACAAACTGCTCCAGGATCAAAGTATTTTCCTACATAAACATTATGTCCTGCTGATACTGCTATTCTCATTAAATCATCTCCTTTTTAATTCATCCTTTATAAAAGAAACATCACTTTTTATATCATCAACTATTCCAAACTTATTAGAAAGCTCTTTAATAATAATTTGATTATCACGTATAGTTTCCTGATATTTATCTTCCCTTCTCCTACTATCATATAGTACATAAATAAAAAGAAATACAAAAAGAGCAGCCCATATTCCATTAGCTGCTGCTAGATCCATTAGTGATTTTTCCATACCCCACCTCCAAGTTTGTATTAAAAAAGAACTTACATTAAGTAAGTTCCTAATATACACTTAATCACAATATATTACTTTTGCAACCGATGCTTTTACTGACGATATTGATAATTCTCTCGACAAAACTGCCCTATGATTACCTGCTCCAGCAACAACTAAATCTCCATTCGGAAACATTAATAAACAAAATCCATGTGGTTTTTCATTAGTCCATCCTTTTTCACAAACAGATTTTTTTAAAATTTGCATTTTATAATCGTTTAATATCTCTGGATACTTATATGTTCTATTGATTGCAATAATGTTCTGTGGATTAATATCAATTATTTCAGGTGCTAAAGTGTCAACAAATCTATCACTATTCTTATCTTTAAACTCTTTTATTACATCTTCAGATATACTCCATCTTTTAATCATCTATTGCTCCCTCCCCTCTTGTTATATTTTACCATAATAAGGGGAAAGAAGCTCATAAAAAAAGTCCTTCTTTCTAGGGTTTCTATATTTCTCCTTCAATTTGTGCGGCTAAAAACTCAGCAACTGGAATTTGATATACTTCTGGAATACTTTCTATTTCTCTCTTCCCTGTTTTAACTAAAAGTCCATATACAGGAATCATATACTCTTTTACTGTCATTATTTTGCACCCCCTTCTACTTTAATTCTTAGTTCTGTAACCTCAGCCCTGAGTCCTTCTACTTCTTCATACAAGCAAGCTACTACTTCAAATATATCTGCTTGCATTTCATTTTTCTGCATTTCTTTTTCTTCTTTGATTTCACTAAGAGGTTTCTTATTAATTATCTCCATTATTCAAAAGCACCTCCAAATCCATTTATGATGCATTGTTCTGTAGCAGTACCTTTCTCTACTGTAAATCTTATATTAATTCCACATTTATCAGCTGTTTTAGAGTCATTAATAAAGTTATAGTGTCTACTTATAAGAACTTGAGGAGTTATATCCTCCCAAGTAGGTACTTCATCAAAAGCATTGTTACAAGCTTCTACTTTTGCTGTTGCTCCTGCAGGTATGGTCCATGTTGGAGTAACTAATATTTTTGTAGCAATGATATCTGTTTCAATAGGAGCTTTAAGTGTAAATTGGATTTTATCGTCAAATCTAGTGAAGGTATAGTTTCTTACTGCTATTGCACCATGTTCATCTATAGCTTCAATTTTAATACTATGTTGACCTATAGATAGCTTATACCAATCCTCTTTGGTGATAGTAAATGTATTTGTTGCTCCATCTGTAACTTGATATTCTTCTTTCTTTATTCCATCTAAATATGTCTTTACTGTTATTGCATTCCCTTCATTATCAGATACAGAAAAATCTATACTAAACGTTTCTGTTTTCTGTCCTAAGTCCTTGTCATGATCGGATATTATAGGTGCAGTATTGGTTCTTCTAAATGTATATCTTCTATAGGCTATACCTCCATTTTGATCATCAACCTTTATTTCTATAGTATTATCTGAATTTAAAGGTAAGGAGAATAATTTTTCATTTGTGATTTCTATCTCTAGATTCTGTTTTCTAGGTGCTCCGTTTATGGTTTTAATTGTAGAGCTATTTAATTTCTCTGTTACAATTAATGTATCAGAATCTACATCATCTACTTGGTATGAAATTACAAATCCAAGATTCTTATCTCCTAAGTCTGTGTCTTGTCCACTTATTGTAGGTGGAGTATTGTTTATTACTGTTCTAGTAGGTGATGTAGTATATCCACTATATCCATCACTATTGTAAGCCCTAACTCTATATGCTACAGTATTCCAACCCTTAGTAATGGTATGTGTATAACTTCTACTACTGCCTGAGTAAACTTGAGTCCAGCTACCACCATTTACACTTCTTTCTAAATAATAGCTTGTTGCTCCTGAACTACTACTCCAAGAAATATTAATCTGTTCTCCACTTTTGACGATAGTAGGTACTGTAATTGATGAAGGTGATGATGGTGGCTCACTAACATATACTTGTGTTATTTCAACAAGACTTATTGTATAGTTTGGTCTACTGCCACTAAGAATAGGTTCATAAGTAGCCCCTTCTTTTTTATCATATCCCCAGACACCTCCTGGTGCATGATAATCAGTATATCCAGCTATACAACTAGCAAAAATTCCATCATACTTATCATAAACTAACTTAACCTTCATTTCATGAGGGTCATATCCTGCATTAAACTCTTCTGAGGCTACTGTTGCTTTAATTGTTTTCCAACCCATCTAAATCACCACCCTTTTTCCAGCTTCATCATAAACTCCATGAGTCAATTCAATGTTATCTAATTTCGCAAAATTCACTATAAATATATTATGGGTAAAATTGTTAAGTGAAGCATTTTTAAGTATTGCTACTTCTACTGCTAAGGAAGTTATATCGTCTTTATTAGTGTTAGCTTGTTTACTAGCATTGTATATACCATTTTCTATATGATTCATTCTGTTTGAACTAAAAGGACTACCACCTTGAATTACTTCTCCTTCATCTGGAATATGGGTTATAGAGCCATCTGGATTTTGTACTTCTCTAAAAGTACCTGGTCTCTCAACTATATGGTCCTGCCATATCTGTTTTTCATATGCGTCTGTCATTGTGCCACCTCCACTACTTTAATAGAAAACACTACTAGAAGTCCCTTTGTAGCGTTCTTAACTATCTCTTGAGGGTTCTCTAGTAGTACATTTCCACTTTTACCTATTAATTTAATGTTTTTAATATCTCCGACTACAGTATCATCAAGCATTATAAATACTTTTAGCGTATCTTTATCTATTGAGGTCTTATATAGCTGTAGCCGTTTAGTTTCTTCTTTCATTTGTACTTCTGCATAGTCTACTAAATTTAATATACTTTGTGCTATTTCTTGTATTCCTTCTGGAGTAATCATAGTTTCATCTCCCCGCTTTTAAATGTTCCCGTAAGTTTATATCTTTGAGAAGTATTGGTTTTATTTGTATTTACATTAAGTTGAGTATTAAAGCTTATTCCTTCTGTTTGAACATAAGGTTTAGTTCCGCAAAGGAAGGTACCACATCTGTTATAATTAATTGGATATGTTTCTTGTTTAGTTTGAAGTTGTAATTCAACATCCTTTTTACCTATAAATTCTTCAAGATGTGATCTGGTATTCTTAACTGTATTTAATGCCCTATGGAATGTATCTAATCCATCACTTAATGCTGAAATATCAACCATTGCTTTAAAATGATATGGTTCTCCATCATATTCAAACCATTCTTCTACTCCTCCACCACCAAATATTGTCTGCATAAGTCTTTCTACTGCCATAGGAGTTCCTTTTTTCCTATGTTGAGCTATAGATCTTTTAACCAACTTCCTTTTTTTATCAAGATTAAGTGAAGGATCATAAAAATCAACATGAAACTGATAAGCCAAATGGTCAATTAGTTCTTCATTTTCTATATCATCTATGCTTGATAGAATATTAAGTCTTTCTATATACTCATAATTTTCATCTATATATTTTTGTAAAACTTTGACTATAGCTGCTATGGTGTTATCTCTTTTTAACAGAGTGGGAAGAATATCATATAACTTCACTTCTTGAGCCTTAATCATTTTCAACACCCTTGTATAGAATATTTTTAACTTGTAGATGTGCCACTTGACTTTTTTCTAATTTAGTAAATATTGGAGTATTTACATTTACTCTCTTAGCTCCAGCACTAACTATCATACTAATCAATTTAGAAGGATTGATATCTCTTCCTAGTTTTGATTTTTGCCATAGTTCATATTCGTCAATAGCTTTAGTTACCTTTTCATTGATTTGATTTATAAAAGGCTTATTCTCTTCTCCAATCCAGTATTCAATGTCTAAGTCATAATTTATTATAGTAGGTTTCAACACTTCTAGCTTATCCGTAAGTGGCCTAACCTCTCTGTCATTACATATCTCAAATATTACATCTATTATTTCATCTGTTGGAAGGTCCCCATTCTTCAATAGCGGTACTAAATGAACTACTCCTGGTGTAGGTGAATATACTTCAGCATCTACTACTAAAGGGCTTGCTTTTCTTGCCCAATATAAATAAGCTCCATCTGGTCCAGCTGTACTGAATCCTTCTGGAGCTTCATGTATCTTTTGTCTTAATTGTTCATCTGATTCGTTGTTCAACCCACCATAACTTTCTGTAATGTTTTCAACTGATTCGAAAAAAGGGAAAGGATCTACTATTTGATTAATTTGTCCAGGCAAAAACCCATTTCCTACTTCTCCAGGAACAGTGCATATAGCCGGAACTTCTATTTCTTTTTGACCTATAGGTATTTCTATAGCCTCCTTTACTTCAAAATAGATTAATCCGTCTGCTGTAGCTTTTGTACCTTTAGGTATGATATGCACAAAAGTTAAAGCAGTTGACAGTCTGAATTTTAAAGTAGTATATGAAAAAGTATTCTCTGCTCTTTCTTCACCCACTAAAGCTCCTATATGTTCCAAGTTTTCATCGATAGAATAAGCTAATAGATTTTGTTTTCCAGTATCATTTATTAATGCTCTTTGCTGGATTATTATACTTAATAACGATAATAGAAGTATTCTTTCAGGAGATCCAGGATAAAGATTTTTCCCAAGCTCTGACTCTAACTTAGCAACTGCTTCAGACTCAATCTTATCTATGTCTATCTCTACAAATTCAATCTCTTTTAAATCATAGATACTCTTCATTAATCTTCACCCCCACTATTAGGTTAATCTTACCTTTCAAATTATCAGTTTTCGTTTTTATCGATGTAACTTTTAACCTTGGTTCATATCCTTCAATCTTTCGATATATTTCTTCATAAAGTCTATCTATTCTATTCAAAGGCTCATCTATTACTTCTGAAGATATTCCCAGTTCTCTATCTAAAAACACAGTTCCTTCTATTATGCCTAATATCATGCGACCACATTGGAGTATATCTTCAACACCTTCTATACCTATTTTTATATCTGCATCTTCATTTGTAGTTATTATATATTCCATTTATCTCACCTTCTTATAGGTTAGCCATCTAACTCTGTCATTTCCATTTTATATCTATATTTCTTCTTAGCAGCTACCTTTTTAGTTGTTTTCTTCTTTTTGATGCTGCTACTTTTTTTCTTCTTTACAGTAGTCTTTATCTTTGTTACCTTTGCAGCATTTTCTGTATATTCTATTAAATTTACATTAAAACTAATAGATAATGAGTTTCCTTTATTGTCTACTCTTTTACTTGATTTTGAAATATTGTTTATGAAATATTTTCCTTTTCCGACTGGCTTTCCACCTAAGAAAAATATAATAACCTCGCCTTTTTCTTGTTTTTCTTCAAGTTTACTTATCTCAGCGGAAGGATTTATATTGCCTTCAATTGACCATGTAATCTTTAAAGTAATTTTATCTAGTCCTGGACCTATGAATTCTACTATAGGTTTGTTTTGTAAATTTTCATGTATTGCTATCCTAGAAGATTTCTCTAAGCTGTATTCTTCAAAAGTTTGAATCTTATCAGTTGAAGCATTAAATATAATTGGCCCTAAAACTCCTATAGCCATCTAGTTACCTCCTATAATCCTTCCACTTGCTTTTATATTTCCATTTACTTTTACATCTCCATTTATCATTATTCCTTCAGATCCACTTACATTTACAACCTTGGCTGAAACGATATTTATATCTTTAGCCCCAAAGATAGTTATTTGACCTTTATTGTATTCTATCAATGTACCATCTTCAAATTTAATAAGTCTTTTATTCTCATCATTGGCCGGAGGAGTATTTTTCTTAGTATAAAAAGAACCTAATATATATCCTTCCTCTAATCCATTTGGTAAAAGCAAACATACAACCTGTTCTCCCGCCATAGGTATTGCATAGTCCTGTATACCTATAGTTCTATTGAATAAAAGGCTGAATTCTTTTGAAACTAAATTATCTCTATCTTCAAACATCACTCTTGCTTTTGCTTCATTAGGATTTATGGATGATATTGTTCCAATCCTAATTAAATTATTTAATATCCCATAAATATCCATATATACCACCTCTATACTTTACTACAATCAATATCTACTGTATATCCACTTGTACCTATTTTATGAGTTGCATTATTTATCATATATTTCCCATCAAACTTGCCCCATCCCTCAACTCCAATCGTCTGCTTAGATACTAGTTTTAAGTCTCCCGCTAGTGTAAATTTTGCAGTCCTAGTTTTTTTATTCTCTTTCCCTAATGATTTTTTTCCAAGTTCTTCAGCTTCACCTTTATTCTTGACTCTCTTATTAATTTGAAGAGTTTTTCCTGATTTTTGTTCAATTTCATTATTTACTGTAGCCTCTTCCAGGTCACCTGTTTCAGGATCTTTATATGATACCTTAGCAGCCTTATATGCACTAAGTGAATTCTCATTAAAATCAAAGCTTATTAAACTTGGCTCACCTTTAGTTATAGTTCTTACTGTTGTTTTATCTTGATATTTCTTATCTTCAAAAATAACTATATCTAGATTGACCACCTTAATTACAAAGCCAAGACTCTTACATAGCCTTTTTAAAAAAGCTAAATCTGATTCTTGATTTTGATCTACCCTATCATAGAACTTGTCATTAGCAATATCTATCATTATCCCCATGCCATTTGCACTAGCAATTCCACTAGCTATGTTTTTAAAGGATACTTTTTCCCAAGCTTTTGTTCTTGTTTCATGATTTACACTATTTGATGCTGGAATGGATATAGCTTTTAATTTTACAGTATTTGGCGGTCCACTGCTCCCAATATCATCAATTTCAAACTTGCCACATGGAAGTCTTAATCTTTGACCTTCATATTCATAATTTATTGTAAAAATTTCGGCTTTAATTTTTGCATATTTTTCAGGGAACCAATCCTTTTGCCATAATCCAGCTTTGTCCTCTAATGTTATCTGAAGATCATCAGCTTCATCCTCATTATCCTGATAAGAAAAATCCAGCAGATATGGTTTAATATCTGCTGAAATATCCTTATTTTCATATTCAATATATACTTCAGTTCTTCTTGCCAACATTTATATCACCTTTTCCATGGTGGTAAGTTTTCTACTACATCAATTTCTATATCAGGACATATTATTTCAACTCCAGCACTAAAAAACATTATACTGATATACTTGGGATTAGATTTTAATAGATAACTCATATATTTTTCACTTCCATAAACTTTTAAAGCTATGATATCCCACGTATCACCTTGTACAGTTATATATATATCCTGTTCTATTACTTCTGTATATGATCTTTTAATTCTTTCCTGGTCCATATAATCACCTATTAGCTCATACTTACTCTTGTTTTATCTCTTTGCTTTTCATCTAAAAGTCTCATAATAATAGGAATGACTTCTAGAAGCAACTTCTCTTTTATCAATTCTTCTATTCCTGGTGCTGCACCTTTAGCATCTATATTGAAATTGAGTTCATATTTCTCTAAACCGCTATTATTATTTGTCGTAGAACCCTTGCCTCCAGAAGATTTAGCTGCTATGTCTATACCTTTAGGTGACATATCTACTCCTAAAGCCCTACCTGCTTTCTCCCATAAACTCATACTATTAGCTGTTTTCTCCAATGGAATTATAGCTTCAGAGGCTCCACCTTCTCCTATTAATGCTATTTGAGGAGTGCTTACTATTCCTCCTTTAGCATAGGCTGGTAAATTTCCTGCAGCTACACTTCCACCTTTATTCTTAGAAAACTTATCTTTAACATTTTGCCAAGTATTGCCAAGCCATTCTACCTTTTCTGATACCCAACCAATTGCCTTTCCAAAAGTTTCTTTTATTACTTTTCCAGCATTCTCTGCAAAGGCGGCCATGCCTGGAAACTTTTCTGCAAACATGCCCCATAACTTTCCAAGGGTTTCCTTTACTTTATCCCAATGTTTAACTAGTAAAACAACTGCAGCTATTACCGCAACTATTGCTGCAATTATCCATGTCCCCGGAAAGGCCAACAACGCCTTATTTACTAACCACTGCCCAGCTGCCGCTAACTTTGAAACTCCAGCTTGCACTAATTGTGCTGCTGACATTGCCTTTGTGGCTATAGTATGACCTACAGCTTGAATTTTTCCTTCTACCCAATATTTTCTAAGTTTATTAATTCCATGGCCTACACTTAAATAAGATTCCTTTAGTAATCTTACTGCATAAACTCCAGCAATTAAAGCTACATTTAATGCTAAGAATGTTGCTGTAGCCATTACTATCCATTTCGTTAAATTAGGATACTTATCTGCAAATTCTTGAACTTTCATTGCCACTACCCCTGCCATATTTGCTAATTCCACTATAGGTGGTAAAAGTACAGAGCCTAAAGTTATACTCATATTATTCATTTGATTTTTCAACAATTGTATGGAATTAGATGATGTGTTTACTCTTGTTTCAAATTCAGATTCCATACTGCCTGCAAATAATTTTTGTGATTCATTTACTTTCTCTAAATTTTCTTCTAATTGTCGAATATTATTCAATAATGGAGCTACGGCCTTTGTACCTGTTTCACCAAACAACTCATTAAGTGCTGCTGCTTTTTCATAATCAGGTAATTTGTCCATCGCCTTCATTACATCTACTATGGCTCCTTTAGCATCTGTTTGCATTCTTTTTGCCATGTCTGTAGCATTAAAACCTAACTTTTTAAATACTTTTTGCTGTTTCTTAGTTGCGGAACTTCCCTTGTTTAATGTACTAATTAATTTATTTGTTGCAGTAGCTGCCACTTCTGCTGGAATATTCATGCCTATTAAAGTTGCTCCTAAAGCTGCTATTTCACCTGATTGAACTCCACCAACTTCTCCTAGAGCTCCAACTCTTGTAACAAAATCAGATATTAAAGGTGCTGATGCAGCTGTAGTGTTACCTAGATAATTGACCTTATCTGCTAAGTTAATTACTTCCTTTTGATTCATGTCAAAAGCAGATCTCCATCCTGCCATAAGTTGACCCGCTTCTTCTGCTTCTATATCCATGGCTATTCCCATTTTAGCCGCATCTCTTGCAAAATCAGGTAGCTCTAATTTGTTAATTCCCGCTTGAGCTCCACTAGCTACAATCTGCCCCAATTCATTAAAAGACATTGGAATTTTACCTTTAGTATTCATTTCCATTATCTTTTTTTCCATATCTTTTAATTCTTTATCACTGTCAAAATCTGCAACTTTATTTATATCCGCCATAGTTTCTTCTGCATCCATTGCTAATTTAGCAGGTACAACTAACGTTGCACCCATAGCCACGGCATCTACTAACTTTCCTCTAGCTGCAGCAGTTTGTGCCTTAGCTGCTTCAAGATTACTTTTTGATGTATTGTAGGCTGCTTGAGCCTTTATGGTTCTATTTAAAGTCTTTTCTAGATTTGCCTGGTCTTTAGCAAAGTTCTTAGTAGATATTCCAGCTTCACTCATACTACCTTTTAGCTGCCTTAACTCATCTTTCTGCTTTTCTAATTTATTGCTTAAATTACTAACTTCTTTTTGTGACTTTTGAAATTCATTTTGGAGTTTTTGAGAAGGATTAGTGGTATTCTTCATTTCCTTAGATAATTCTTTCACCTTTTTTTGAGCTTCATTAAATTCTCTATTGGTCTTTAGAATATCCTTTCTTAACCCATCAAATCTTTTTACATCTCCACGAGTTTTTTCTAAGTTAGCAATCTTTTTATTTAAACTATCTACATCAACCTTTAGTCCTTTGAAAGCAGAACCTAAAGAATTGTTCGTTTTTCCTGAAAGTTCAAATGCTAATTCAAAATATTTTTTTGACATTACTTCACCTGCCTTTTTCTAGGCATTTCTACTTTTTATCAAAAACTAAAATACACCACTCATTTAATTCTTTAAGTGGTGTTCTAATATAAAATTCTATACTTGTATGTGTAGCTTGAGATAAAGCTAAACAAGATTTTTTTATAGTCTTATTTAGCTTTTTAATCCTTTGCCTACCTACTACCCTAGCAAAAAATTTTGTACCTGGATTGTTATTTTAGAGAAATCTTTTGCAGGGATATAATCCATAAATTCAGATGGTAAATTTGCAGCTCTCGCAGCTATTGTTGCTAAAAAATTCTTATTTGTTTCAGCTAATCCCATTACTTCACCTTGTAGTAAAAGTTCATTTGATACCTCTTTAATATCTTTACCTGTTAATCCCTCTAAATTTATAGTTATTTTCTTATACTCTTCACCCTCAAAATTTATAGGTTTATCAAAGGTATAATTAATTACATCTATTTGCTCCTCTTCTAATTCTTCCATTATAACATCTTCCATAATTTCTTTATTAGCCATTGTTTTTATCCTCCTTTATATTTACATTCCTAGTTGTTGTCTTACTTCTTCTAAATAATCTACACCATTTACTTTGTAAATGTAGTTTGTTTTATCTATTTCTAGGACTTCTTTGTTATCCATAAACATCTTCAAATAAGTTACTTCCAGTTCTGAACTACTATCTGTAGTTGCCCCTACTTCAAATTTTCCTAAACCAGTGGTTTTTGGAAGTACATTCATTGTGACTTTTATTCCCCTCGTAACTATTCTTCCGGATCCTGAGTCATATTGTTGGATAGAGCCTCTTAGGTCAATCATAGTTCCTCTAGGCTCTAGAAAATCTATTTGTGCATTTGTTTGAGTTCTATAATTAATTGTAGTACTCATACTTGCTATTTGCCCTAATGCAGGCATTTCAATTTCTCCTGCTATGCCTGCTCCGGATAAAGTTTCTGTCATATGCTCTATATCTGGTAAGTCAATATCAGCGGTTGCAATAAATCTTCCAACCTTATATAACCTAAAACCGATCAATCTATCAGGTATTTTAGCCATACTTAAATTCACTCCAATCAAAAATTACTTTACCCCTAGATTCACTAGGGGTAATTATTAAGCTGCCATGCTTTCTATGAAAGCATTCACGTAATTAACATCATATTCCATTATAAAATCTATCTCTCTAGCTGGAGAAGGTGGTGTTATATATAAGTGGAATTTAAGTATTCCATCCATAACATCTGTAGCAGGATTTTCTTCTTGTAAGAAAGCAACTCTACCACCTAATATAAATTCATCAGCTGTTAAACCATTTAACCATAAATTAGCACTATCAACTATGGTTTCAACTAATCTTCTGTTCTGTGGATTATCTATCTTACTCCAAAATGTTAATATTAGAGTGTTGGATATCCAATTGAACATTCTTCTTACTGGAATAAATGAGTCTTTAGGATCACTGACCGCTGGATAAATACTTGTCCTATTTCCCCACACCTTCCAACCCCCAATGAAATTTAAAGCTGTTACTATTCCTTGACTATTTAAATAATTTGTCTGGTCTATTCCTAAGAAAATTTCATCTCCATTTCCATCGATAGCACCATCACATTGGAAGTTTTTATTTGAAGGTGATACATAAGGTACATCTCTATTTATTGCATCTGTCCTTGATATTACTCCTGCTAATTGAGTAGACATATGAAACTTCTTATTGCCTAGTTTTAACTTTGGCCAACAGGTGAATTGTTCACTTTCTACAATGTTACTTAAATTCTTCCATTCTGGAATTTCAGTATAATTCTTATTTGCTGGGGCATCTAGAATACTCTCTGCTTTAAATAAACCATTAATAGATTTAGCCTTTGCACTCATTACTGCCGCCACTTCTGGATTATGGCTAAAGCCAGGAGCAAGTATTAATCCAGGAACCTTTCTAAATCTAGGGAATATTTCATTTATAAGCTCTAACCCTAGTTTCTTTCCTGTATTTACATCAACACCACCGATAATATCAGTATCTAAAACCTTAGAGGTATCTAAGGCATCAAAACTCACTTTAATTTTACTATTATTGGGAATAGCCCCTCTAATAGCTGTAATATTTATAGTTCCCGATTGATTGAATGATACTAAATAATCCTCATTCAATTTATAGGTACTTGCTCCATCTGATGAGGTAACCACTAAGGATTCAGGTAATACTCCCACTTCTTTTATTTCAGCTTTATCTTTAATTAATGTTACTTCCAATGTTTTTTCTATTTTATGCTCTGCTGGATCTATTACATTTATTAAAACTATTGGAGCTCTTTGGAATAGTACAAAATGAGAATACATAAATTCACATAAAGTAAATTTATCCCAATCATCACTATAGCCAAACTTTTCTACTGCCTCAGCATAACCAAAGACCAATACTGGTTCATTTACTTTAGGATCTTCCTTAGCCATATTTACTGGTGCAGTTCCTATGACAACCGGCAATCCTGCATCTGATAGTATTGGTGGAACTACTGATGTAGGTGTTTCATAGGTATAAATACCATGTTTATAACTCATTATTTTTCACCTCTCTTATCTTTTAAAAACGATTGAACTGCTTTATATGAAAGATTTTCTATAGTTCCTTCTTCTAAAATCTTCCTTTTTATTTCAACATAGGATTCTAGAGGAATAAATAGATTTTTTATTTCTTTACATTCTTTTATTTCTTCATCTAATATTTTGGGGATGCCTCCAATATAAACTGTATCTTTTATTACCTTGAACCCTATATTAGGACCACAATAAATAAGTTTTTCTTTCTTTTTAATTTCATTTACTTGTTTCTTTTCCTTAGTCATAGTACACCTCCTCTAATTCAGGCTTATATACTGTAAACTTTACATTCATCCAACAAAACCACTGCGGATATGGCTGTTCATCTGGAAAGATTATCTTTAAACTGTCATTTATTTCATACTTACCATTGATTGTATGATGAATTTCTAAATACTGTCTAACCTTTTCAGCCATTAAAGCAGAGTCTTTCCATCCATCTAGGTCCATACTATGTGCAGCAAATATTATTAATAATTCTACTGTTGAAGCATCCATGGTATCATCTTGAATAACAGGACTGATTAAAATATATGGAAGCTCTTCTTCTGTTTTTTTTCCTTTTACAGTGTACCAACCTGTTTTTATTTCAGGTACTTTATACTTCTTTGACTTAGTCTCATAAATATTATCTTTAAATAATTTTTTGAAGATGTTCTCTAACTCATCAATTAAACTAACTAAAATCATATCTAATACCTCCCAAGAAGTCTTTGAGCTTCATGGCTAAGCCTTGTAAGCATTACTCCTTTAGCTTCTTCCTCTAGTTCTTCAATAATAGTTTCTTCTCCTATCATCTGCGGAGTTGAAGGTCCATATAATTCTCTAAGTGGTAACCTAGGTTTACCTACTCTTTCAAATACGCCAGTATGGCCACTATCAAAATTTGCAACAAAGGCAGATTTTATAGTTCCTCCACTTTTTTTAACAGATGCAAAAACTGGTTTTCTCCTTGCTGGATTTGGTTTGCTAGGATTAACTTTAAATTGCATCAATGGAATTGGAGTACCTCTTGAAATCATAGCTCCGTTTGGATTAGAAGTACCAGCTCTCTTAAGTGAGATAGTAGTTCTTACATCTTTGGCCTTTATATCATATCTTTCCCTTACTTTCCTTGTTGCTGAAGCCCTAGTTGATTGTAAAGTTCTATTTATTGCAGAGGAAGTTGCTTTCTCCATTCCTTTTGGTATAGATGAAAGCATTTTTTCAATTCTTTCTAATTCTTTTGTATCTATGTTAATTTCTATCATCAGTAATCATTCCTTGTAAGTTCTATTTCATATATTCCTTCTGATTCTGATACATTAGTTACTGAATATAAAAAACCATCAATACTCATACCTTGCTGTATTGATGGTTTCTCTATATCACTAGTTTTAATAAATAATGAGCATTGATTTTTAAACACTCCTTCAAAGTGCTTTGTTTCACTATTTATATTTCTTTCTTTGTCTATATCTTCATCTAAGATGCATGTAACTATTTCTCCATCTACGTCATGCTCTTCTGCGAATTCATCATTATTAATGAAGATATCTAGATCTGATTTAATATAGTCTTTGAACTTTGACATTATTCTTCATTCACTTCGTATTCTTCAAACTCTACGTTAAGGACCTCTTCAGCCTTTTTTAATTCTATAATCTGCTCAATTAAATTAGCTTTTGAAATGTTGCCAGGAAATTCTAAGCCTACGGCTTGAGCTGCCTCTTTTAATTCAGTAGCATTGAAGTTTTCATCAAGCTGTAACTTAATATCTGTTTCCTCTCCATTTCCTTCAACGGATTTTTGAACTATTACTTTAACCCCTTCAGCATATCCTTCAACTACTAATCTATCTTCCTCTTCTTTAGATAAACCCTCTATTACTTCCCCAATACCATATTCGATATCTCCTACCTTAATTTTATGTTTAATAACACGAATAGCCATATATATACCTCCTATTAATATACTTGTGCCACATACCAGGTATCTATGTCATATGGAATTGGCACTGGTCTTGAGGATATTCTTAACATCTTTTGATCATTAGCCTGATCAGCCCATTGCTTGGGCACTCTTTTCCCTTCATAGGTTATGAATGAGTTGTTTTCTAATTGAGTTATAGCCCCATATTTAAATTTCCCCATATCTTTTGAACCCATTAGCAAATGTTTTAGTGGTACCATTGGTTGTTCTTTTTCATTATCATCAATGAACCATTCATCATAGGTATATATATCAAGTCCTAATTCTGTAAGTCTTCCAATATAAGTTACTGAATCATTTACTATTATTGGATTAATATTACCAAAGAACATATTCCTGATATCCATTTTCTTTTGTATTACTTCATCTTCTATATATAATGCTAAAACATCTTGAGACATTATAACTATATTTGGAGCTTTTCCAGTTTTCTTAATCACTTCAAGTCTCCAGCTTTTTAAATTATCATACTTTTTAGAAGTAGCTGTATCCCATTTATCCCCTTCAGTTAAAACTACCTTATTTGTAAATCCATAATTTAATTCATCCTCAATATATTGTTTACTTTGAATATCTATAAAACCCTTCATGATAACCTTTCCATTAAAAAGAAGTTCTCTACACATCCATTCTTCTCTTCTAGTTATCATTTCATCTAATTCAGCTAAATCAGTACCTAATAATTCCTGCTGTCTTTCCTCGGAGGTTCTAGTAGAAAATACATCTTCTCCCAGTCCCCTTATGCTGATATCATCAATAGTTAAAACTCTTTGAGGCGCAATTTTAGGTGCTTTATACCTCTCAGTTTTGTACCCTTGTCTATCCATGGTGACTCCGCCAACTCTTGGTGCAACAAATGGTGCCATCTTTCTTTTTCCTTTTTTATAGTCAATTAAAATTTCTTCCGTTGGAAAAGTATCATCATTTTTAACTGGAAAGAAAGTATCCCTCAAAAATGTTCTTACTGGAAACATCTGATTAACTGCTGCTAACATAGTTTTTGTTTGATAAATGTTAAATGGCATATTTTATCCTCCTCTAATTTTAATTAATAAGGAATATTATCTTTTAAAAATATTCCAAGTTCTCTTAATCTCGTTTCATGCTTTTCTGCTTTGTCTGTTCCACCAAATATAAGTGCATTTCTATTGAATAATCCACTAGAGTATGCAGTTATAACAATGTCTTCATCTCCCGTGTCTATATTATCTGTTAAAATACAGTCTGCTTTTTCACTTCCATCTGTATTAGAACTATCTACTGGAACTGCCAATCCAGTGTCTGTTACGATTCCCAATACAGTACCTCTTTTCAATACCCCTTGTCCAGATTTTAATGTTACTGATTTTGTAAGCACTGGTACATTAATCCCAGCAAAGAGATTATCATAATTTACAGAACCTATTTCTTTTTCATAAAAATTAGCCATATCTACACCTCCATATTATTTACCTTGTCTTCTTGCATTTGCTGCATTCGCAATATTATTAACTGTGTTTTTCATTTTGGCTTTTTTCTCTTCTCCTGTTAATGGGGCATCTCCACCTTCAATTTCGTCTAGCCCAGAATTATTAATGTCTTCGTCTAGGTTATTTAGAAATTTTATTCCTCTTTGTTTCTCTGCCTTAATTATTTCTATAGCTACATTTTCTGCAGTGACACCTGTTTCAAATTTAGCGTTATTTATTATATCTTCATTTCCTGGTATAGCTAAGTCTTCGATAGCTTTAATTCTTTCTCTCTCTGACTTTACCCCATCATTAAAAGCTGCATTATAAATATCCGGATATTTTTCCTTTAATTCTTCTAAGTTCATTATTTCTTCTACCTCCTCTTGATTTTCTAATTTATTATCAACTACTATGTTTTCAATAGATTGAATTTTACTTTTTGCAATATTTTCTTTGAATTTCTCTATACTTCCAGCCTGTCTCATTTCTTCTATTACCTTCATACTAGGCATTGGAACATTATTATAAAGTATCGGGGCAGTTTGATTACTATTTTGATTATCATCTTCAAACATTATTTCATCTACAAATCCTAATTCTTTAGCTTCTTCAGCTGTTAGCCAAGTTTCTTTATCCATTATTGCTTTTAATTCTTCTTCACTTAATCCTGTTTTCAATTTATAAGCATTAAGTATAGATTTGTTTGTTTTCTGAAGCATCTCACTAGTCTTATCCATTACCCTATAATCACCCCTTGCTCCTGTTGAAGCATTATGCATCATTATTTGTGCAGTGGGACTCATAGCACTTTTCCCAGCCATACCAATTACGGAAGCTGCACTTGCTGCTAATCCGACAATTTTTATTAACACATTGCCTTTATAATCTTTTAAGCTTGTATATATCTCGCTTCCAATATGAACTGCTCCACCATAGGAGTTAATATATACCTCAACATCTTCTGCATTTGCATCTTTCAAAGCTTTATTTACCATGTCAGCAGTAGTATATGGATATTCAAGCCATCTATATATCCAAGCGTCTTCTTGTGAAATTATATATCCTTTTATATCAATTCTCTTCCGCATTTTTATTCTTCACCTCCTAATATTTCCTTCATCATTCTTTCTTCTTTTAACCTTTGCCTGTAGTTTTTATTGAAATCACCCCCTGTAAGTTCTGCAGTTTCTTTAGCTCTTGTACTGAACCCTTCTTTGACTCTTTCTGAAGCAGCCCTTACTTCTTTTAATGGGTCAATTTGTCCTTGTGATGGACCATTCCACTCAGCTCCGCTATAAGCTTTTCTAATTATTGGATCACTAAAGAATCCAGGAGCATATATCCTTCCTTTTGCTACCGCTTCAGCCAACCACTCTTCGTAAACAGGCTGGCAAAAATCTTGTGCTAACCAGGATCTTCTCATTCTAAACATCTTCCAAGCTTCTAACAATGAAGCTCTACTTGCTGAATATGAAGCAGTGAATTGTTTTACTAAAAGTTCATAAGGCATTTCTAACGCTGCACCTATTTGCCTACATATTGAAGTAACAAATCCATCAAATGCAGTGTTAGGTCTTCCTGGATTAGCTTCTTTAATACTTTCACCTTCACCTAGTGCTATGATTGCTCCATTACCTAATTCATAACTATTTTCATCTTCATAGTCTACTTGCTGATCAATTGGTATTACTTCTCCCAGTGGTGTCTCATCATTGGGATCCTTAGTTTCTATGAATACTGTATACATTCCTGAAACTACTGCAGCCATAAGTTCAGCCTCAGTGTATCTGCCTAATTGCTTTAAAGATTCTATCACTGGAGCCAATATAGGAACTCCTCTTCTTTGTTCTGGTCTTTCACTTTCCATTAAATGTAAAATATTTGGTCTTCCTGTCTTGTCTCCAAAGGCTTTTATTCTTTTCCATTCTTGTTTACCTACGTTAAAAGAGAGTGGATGTTTCTGTGCAATCCAATATGCTATTGGTTCTCCATATTTTCCTATCTCTACACCATTTATTATTTTATTTTCTTTGCTTCTCTTATTTTGAGGACTACATATTCTATCAGCCTCAATTAAATAAACTCTTAAATCATATGGCATATTAGACCTTGGTATTGAAGGCAATAAAGCAAAGCAGTCTCCTGACATTAGCCAGGATAAAAATGCTAATTGTTGTAACTCGTAAAAATTATTCATCCTTTGAGCATCACAATGGACAGATTCTGCCCATAATGCAAATTCCCTCTCTATTTTAGTCTCTAATCTATCCGCTTCATCATCAGATAAACCTAAAAACTCATAGTCTATTTGTGACTTAAGCTTTAATCCACTTCCTACAACATTTGTCCTAGTTGTTTTTAATGAGCCTGTAGCTATAGGAGTGCCCATATACAAGTCTCTGGATCTTTGTCTTAATAGGTCAAGGTTATCATCTATATCCTCCTTTACTGATCCACCCCTACTAAGCCAACCTATTAAACTTTTTTTAGTTCTACTAGCTCCATAGTTTGAATAACCAGTATTTATTATGTCTAGTTTTCTTCTTGCAACTTGCCTTCTTAATGCTGTGGTTGGAGAAAAGAAACCTATGGTTTTATCTATAATGTTCATCTCACTCATATCACCACCCCTTATAAGTCCCTAGGAACAATTCTCATTACTCTTCTATTTCCTCTGCCAGATAGCCTTGATACTTCATTTCTCCAAAACACAATTGCTTTTCTTACTTCTTTTAAATCAGCTCTTCTTAATTCTCTCGAGCCAATTTTATAGCTTTGTCCTGTTGCAATAGCAAGTTCAGCATCTAGCCAAGATTGAAGATGTGTTTTTGCTGTTTCTAAATCATAATAAGTCATTAAATCACCATCTTTTCTATTTTTAGATATAAAAAAAGACTTACTTTAAGTCTTTATAAAATCACAACGCATTTTCTTATAGAAATCTTCTTCGATTCTTTTCGCTATTTCTTCTAAACTAGTATCTATTTTTGTATCTCCCATATTAATCGTAATAGAAGCATTCTTCCTAGCTGTCGGCATACCAAGATTATCTTTGATAGGTGCTTTTATATTTGCTCCAATATTAGGTGGCAGTTCCATTACTGCACAAGCTACCATTCTTTTTTCATTGCAATTATTTTCATATTTACATTCCTTACATCCTTCATGTAATTTTGTCAATCCATCCATCGTTTCACCCCATTTATAATCCTTTAGATACAACCCTTCTTCTTTTTTTCTTTTTAGGTGCTCCTGTCATTGATTTATTTTGATTATATATATTTCCAGTCTTATTTTGCTCTGCTAATTTTTCAAGGTTTGGATTTAATATTTCAAGAGCTGCTGTAGCATAGTTTCTAAGGTCAAATGGTTCATTATTTACACCTTCTTTTTTAATCCATTCTACTTTAGGTCTTCCTTTAATATATTTTATAACTCTTCTTTCACTTGTAAGCCCTTCAAAATAAGCTTCATTATATCCTTTCTCTTTTTCTCTTGGAAAATGACAATATCCTGGACCTTCAAACTCTGTTTTAAGTCTTGTGACTAGTAATTGTTTCCCTTGGTCTACACCTATGGTAAATAAAGCTGCTCTCTCCCTATTATTTCTTGTTGCTTTCCCAACTATAGGAATACCCGGACCACCTTTACCCTTTATTGCAAAAATTCTTCTATGTTCTCTAGGTTTGCAAAACTTATAAGTTTCAGTTGTAAAATGACCACCTGAGTCTATACAAGCTATGGAAATCATAAGTCGAGAACCATCTTCAAATTTAAATTCAGTTGTTAAGTATTCATCTAACTGATTCCAAACTTCATTTTGTCCAGGATCTCCATAAAATATTTTATATTCAATCCCCCAACTTTCTTTATCTAGTCCCCAGCCTACAACTTCAATTTCTAGTCTATCATCTTGTACATCCACTCCTGCAGTAAGAACTAATACGCCTTTAGGTACATCTGCATTATATACTTCTCTTCTTTTAATTAATTCTTCGCTATCTGTTTCAGTTGGCTCTTCCCAAGATTCTCCAAGTGCAGTATTGACCCAAACTTTTAATGTTTCTTTAGACCTTTTAGCTTTTTTAAACTCTGCTATTATTGTTTCCCATCTTTTCCAAGGGCTTGCTAATTCATTTAAATGAAATCCTCTTGTGTTTGCATGATGTTCTCTTGCAATCCATACTCCCTTTTGAGCTTTCCATTCCATTTCAGAATATCTCTTCTTACAATAATCACACTCCATAGTTGCATCCTCAAATTTTATCTGAGACCACTTTAAAGGTTGATAATTGCCACAATCTGGACAAGGTAAGTTCCATTCTTCCTTGGTACTATTCTCATATTCATCTTCTATTCGAGATAACCCTTTTATTGTAGGAGTAGAAACATAAATCTTTTTCCTATTCCAGAAGGTAGTAGTTCTTTTCTCTGCTAAATCTACTGGATCTCCTTCGTCTCCTGCTGAATGAGGGTATCTGTCAACTTCATCTGCCAAGATAATTCTAATTGGCCTACTTGCCAAACTTGATGGAGAATTAGCACCAACTAATGTGATATGTCCTCCTGGAAATTTCTTGTGTAATAAAGTATTATTAGAATCCCTTGTTTTGTTATCCTTTATCTTATCAGTAATAGCAGGTGTATCTCTAAACATAGGAGCTAATCTATCCTTGGAAAAAGATTCCGCTAAATATAAAGTTGGAAGTACTAACATCATCGGTGCTGGATCGTAATCTACATAGTATCCAATAACATTTAGTAAAAGTTCTGTTTTCCCAACTTGTGCAGATGACATTATAACAACCTTTTCTATCTTAGGATCATTAACCGCATCCATAATTTCTCTTTGATAAGGTGCTCTATCAGTCCTCCATTGTCCTGGTTCAGCTGAAGCCTCTCTAGATAATCTCCTGTATTTATCAGCCCACTGAGAGACTGTTAATTTAGGTGGTGGTGATAAAATTTTAGCTATATTGCTAAATAATTTAACCGTCTTTTGCATCTACATCAGTCCCCTGTACCCTCTTCATCTAAATCAACATACTCTTCACCTCTGAATATATCAGGACTATAGTCTGATAGTTCTTCTAAAACACTATAAACTTCTTCTTCCAGCATGTTCTGTATAACTGTAATTTCATCTCTAGCTATTAACATTGGCGATAATTTTGAGGGCATGGCCATAATTTTTGATCGTATTCTTTCCAACATATCTGTCATAATCAATTCTACATCTTCAGCCTTATGCATTGTACCTTTCATTTTAGCAAGCTCTAGTTCAGCTATTTCTCTTTTAGCTTTTTCATGCAATGTTTTTTCTGTCCAATATTCTTCTTTATTCATAGCTTCATCTGTACTTGCCTCAACAGATAGTTTTAAATGATTTATATATTTATTTACAGTAGGTTGCAATTCATAACTTCCGTTTTTTAATCTATCAATTATTCCTTCTTCTGCTAATGATCTAACCCATCTAGTAGTACAGCCGAACATGTTGGAAATTACACCAGCAGTAACTACAATCCCATCTAAATTATTCAATCTTTTTTGACTCATATTATCACCCCCAAATGTGGAAGGAAGTTCCTAAATTTTCTTGCCTGTATCTAGAAGGATTTTGGGGTCGAAAGTACCCGCACCTTTCACATATCTCTAGAAGGACCCGTTACTTTTTCTAACCAAGTAATTACACAAGTAATTACATCCGTTAAGCCTATAACTATTCTCTTTACTACTGCCATTACTACACCTACACAACTCCAGTGCATGGATGCTATAGGTGATGCTAACTCATATATAGTCTTCTTATTCTTCATATCCCTAATCACCCTCCCTATCATCTGCATTAAAAAAGCACCCTTCCGGATGCTCTAATTTAATATTTAAATATCTTATTATAATCTTAACTTCGACTCAACATCTTAGCCTTCTGTTCATTAAATTCATCTTCTGTAAGTATTCCAGTATCTAGTAACTCCTTTAGTGCTTTTAATTCTTCGGCAATAGAAACTATAGAATTATCTTTTTTAGTATTGATCACGCTATCCACTTTATTATCTCTTATATTAAAAATAATTTCATGCACTCTACTAAAAATATTATTAGCTTGTTCATTAATAACTTGAACACTGAACACTTCTTTTATTGTATCAAATGTAAGTACTCCAAACATTAATCCTGTTTTCACGCTTACATCATTTAAGGTGTTAAGTAATACTGTCTTTAAGCTTTCTCCAATCATTTTCTTTTACCCCATTAAAAGTCTTTTATCAGTTATTGCATAAGCATAGTACCCTTCGGTATTTTTTTGCCCCTCCGAGGTATGCATACCAATAAATGTCATTACTACTTCTTCGTCAGGTAATAGGTTGTCCTCTATAACTGAAAAATGCTTTACCCCCCATTTTTGGTTAAAACCTTGCCCAAATTTATTTTGTAAACAATACTCATACATTTCTTTGGCTGTTCTCACGCTGCTCCCCTCCTCTTTTTACTTTAATTATATCAGAGAAGGGATATTTTTTCATATGGACTTGATTTATATACGAAAAATTTGAAAGAAAAAAGACCAGCTATCAATACTTTTCTAAATTAAATATTGATAATACTTAGGTCCGATTTAGTTTCAATTTCTATACAATCCATAACGAAATTAATAAGTAAATATATTCTCTATTCCAATATTTTGAAGATGTGAGAATACAGGTAGAAAATTATAACAGTTGAGTGCTAATTGCAATAATCCATTATTCTTAAGTTTTTCTTCGAGTTCTAGCCATAAATCAACTAAATATTTTACATCATTGCTTGCATATGCTATTTGTTCATTTGTTAATTGTTTCTTGGTCCAATCTGATGTCTGTTGTTCTTTATCTATTTTAATATTTAAAATTTTATCTAGCAGTTCTTTTAATGAATTTTTGCTGCTTGTGCCATAAAGCAATTTAGCTGCTATTTTTGTACAAACAACATTATTTATTTCTATAGTTTTAAAGTTTTTCATCATAAACCTTATATCAAAATTGGCATGATGGAAAACCTTGCAAATATTCTTATCGCTTAAAACATTAACAATGTTTACAGGGATATTCTCTTTATTATATTTTATTATAAGCACCTTATCATTTGCAGAGATTTGAATAATACATAATTCATCTTTTAAAGGATCTAATCCTGTTGTTTCAGTATCAATGCCTATATATTGACATCCATTTATTATATACATCATTTCTTCATATGTTATATCACCATCAATAAAGGATATTGTCTTGTTGTCCATATCTTCACTCCCTTTTATATATTATAAGATTTATTTAAGTCTATACATTCTGATTCTTTTATCAGTTTTTCTATTTGGTCTAAGTATATGCAGTACAAATCTTCCATATGTTTTGTATTCTTTATAACCATAGAGGGTAACCTAGTTGTCCTTCCTTTTGCTAATTTATTTGATACAAAAATAACCCTATCATCCATCCTATACAACGAGTGAGCTGGCATCCCTTTATGATAATATAAACTTAATGTACTCGTTGTCTTTCTTTTTTTCTGGTTTTCTTTCTCTTGACTTATCTCCTCCCATATTTTTGTTACATCAACTATACTATTCCTTAGCTGTTCTTCTGTGTAACAAAAATATTCTGCTAGTCCTGGAATCAAACAAGAATCAGGTGACAATAAAACCACTCGTACTTGACAATTGCTATTTAGGAGTTTATCTCTTAATATATCTATATTAGATGTTGTCCAAGACCTGCCATAAATATGCACTATATCTAAGTAGTTTTTGGCATCCTTAAGATAATATCTATAATCTATGTCATTTATGTAGAAAAAAACATCCTCTATCCCTGTTTTATTAATTTGTTCTTTTAATTGTATCTTTTCTAAAATTAATTCTATAAGTTTTTCTTTTAAAATATATTGATCAATTAATCCAAATCCTCCTGATATAAATAGAGTTGCTGCAATATTGTTTATTATACTTTCCCAAAACGCAGATTCTATCTCTTGTCCAATAATTAGTAATATAAGTCCCAATATAATAAAAACCGATAAAAACAACATGTAACTTTCTTTTAATTTGCTCTTTTCCTTTTTCATCAGATCTCCCCCTAAGTAAACTATAGTATAATTCTAAGATTAGTATAATATAATTAACTTGGGATTTCTACACAAAAAGGTAATATCAGTCCTTTTCATATACATTTGTATATTATTTAAACTGCTTCATCTTCCCCCTATCTCTCCTATAACTCCTCTCTTGCATACATTCTTTTATCGAATCATAAGCTCCTGTTACTACTATATTCTTATGCCCCTTAAATGGACAGCTAATATAATTACCTTGCTTTTCATTAAATTTTACTTCTTCAGATAATAATATAAATGATTTACCACATATTTTACATCTATATACTATATATTCTTTCATCTTCATCAATTCCTCTTAATAACAGAAAAGAGCCTATAAGCTCCTTTCTAATTAATAGTTAGTTATTATTAATTCTTTATATTTTTTTCTTGCTTCCATATCCTTAGCTACACTATAGGCTACTTCTTTTTCTTTAATATTGAAATCTTTATACCATTTTCTTGTGCTTTCGTGGTCATTTATAGTTAATAGAAACTTACCCTTTAAATTAATTAGTTTATCTCTAAGTAATAAATGATGTTTCTCTCCAAACTCATCTGAATATCCCGTTGTTTCAAAATAAGGTGGATCTGCAAAGAAAAAAGTATATTCTCTATCGTATTTATCTATTATTTTTTCAAAGCTCAAATTCTCTATATAAGTGTTTCTAAGTCTCTCTTTCAACTCCATTAATGCATTTTTATAAAATATTTGTGGTTTTGGCTTAGAAGTAGTTCCATATCCATAATGATTTCCTTTACCTGCAAAACTTTGAGTTATCAAATATAAAAACCTTACAGCTCTATTTATTTCAGTTAAATATTCAATCGTATAATCTTTATATTCTTCAAACATATCTCTACTACTTATTTGATACTCTAACATTCTCTCTACCTCAGGAGCATGGTACTTAATCATTTTAAATAAATTTATTAATTCTTTATCTATATCATTTATTACCTCTACCTTAGATGACTCTTTACCAAAATACACCCATCCAGCACCAAAGAATAATTCTACATAACATTTATGCTCTGGTATCATATCTATAATAGTTTTTCTTAATTTACTTTTTCCTCCCATTCTACAAATAGGTGGTTTTAACATATTAGACATCTCCTTTTTTCTGATATTAGGTTAATATACTCACACCGCCCATCACATCAAAAGGAGTAATAAAAAAATCCCACCTATATTGGTGAGACTTAGTGTAAATCCTTATTTAATTTTATGAGACATATGAACTGGGAAATTTGTATATATCTTACATTTTTTCCACAATACCATCTTACTATAAAGTTTTCATACATTCAATGGCACGTTTTATGCACGAATTATGCAAAATTAATTTTGATTACATTATTTCTCTTATGCTTTCTGGAAATAATATGGTCTTTATGGAATTCATAAGTCTATTTCTATTTCTTGTTATTGTTGATTGATCCTTTTCTAATATCTCTGCTATCTCTTCATCAGTCTTAGCCTCTTGCTTTAAATACTTTAGTTCTATTATCTTAAAGTATTTATCATCTCTTACCTTATCTAATGCATTATCTATTCTTGCTATATCTCTCTCAGTTTCTGTTTTTTCAACTTTATATTTTTCTATTAATTCTATATATCTATCTCCAGCACTTACATTGCCACCTGATGTACTATAGAATACTATTGATTTTGATTTTCCAGGTAATCCGTTCTTCTTTATATATTCTATATCTTCTTCTTTTTGCTTTACTGCTAACTTTAATTTTTCATAATTATATAATACTATTTCTGTCTTTTTATAAAAATTCATATCGATTTTAATCATTCTTTGTTTCTTTAATGATTCTACTACTTCCCTAGCTGTTTTTTCTGATGTTTTCTTTATACAAATTTCTATTTCTTTTTTCAGTTGCATAGTTCTACTCCCCTTTCCTAATAGCATTCATCTGATCTGTTACTATTCCAATCTCTACTTTAATTGCTCTTAGTCTTTCATATGTAGAGTCATATAAAGACTCTGCTGAATCTCTATTAAATTTACATTTGGCTACAATCTCATTTCCTCTAGAAACGTCACTATTTAATGTAGCTGGCAATCCTCTATCCTTATTTAAAAGAATTTCTTTTGCTAATGCTACTCTATATAGGTACTCTGCCTTTGCTTTTGTATATCCTACTTTGTTAAGCTCTGTTATTGTATTGTTTAAATCTTTCCTTAGTCTTTCTATTTCTGCTATAAGTTCCTGCATATCCTCCCTCCTTGGTTGACGAAAATCTTATGTTTTCTCCATTTGGTTGACATCATTATTCCTATTCAAAAAAGAAAAACCCAAGGATTTTATCTCCCTGGGCTTCTAGAGCCTCTAATTGTTTAATTTGGTGAATATTTTTCTTATCATATTCAGTGATATATTAATCTTTAATTCCATTGTGCTCTCTTAATTCTGAATAATAAAAGAAGCAATCATTTTCACAAGTTAACTTATCTACATAGGTAAATTCTCCATCATAACACCCATTATGGACACCTTTTTTTATAAGTTTTCCCCTACATTTAGGGCATTCATTTTTAATAGTGTAATCAGTAGCTACCCCATATCCGCTAGGTATCCTTACATCAATTTTTTCTATTTCTCTGTTTCTGTTTTCCATTGCAACTTTAAGCCCAATTGCTATACCTTCATCAACAGCATCAGCCCAATCTACTTGAGCACAATCATCTTCAAAACTTATTATTCTAACCATTACTATTCTCCTTTCTTACTTCACATAAATAACATATTGCTCATTAATCTAATTCAATTACTGTAGCCGTATAATAATTTGCTATTTCTATATCTGTTGCTGATAGAGGAATTACTACATCACCTGGAAGTCCGCTCTCAGTTTCTATGCAAGGCTCAATTTTTATATCTTTTACTATGCAATCTTTATTATCAAAACTTTTGAATTCTGCTTTTACTTGTTCAATAAAGTTTTCTTCTGACTTAAAGTGTCCTTTATAACCCATTGCCATATCATTATCTTCGCTCCATAATAATTTATATTTCATTTTCATCCTCCTATTTTAAATCACTTTGTAATATTCCTCATGATCTATATACTTTCTTTTTCCTGGATACTTAACTTCAAAAGTAACCTTTATAGCTTCTATTTCCCCTTTCTTACTTCACATAAATAACAATTAATTCTATAGCTTCTCTATAATCTCATAATCCCCTTCTTCTATAGTTAGAAACATTCCGTCACATCCATCAAGCCAAAACTTTTCTACTTCTTCAACTGTTTGTAACCCAATTACACCTGTTCCTTTATCAAAAGCTAATATTCCTTTATAAAATTGTTTTTGTTCTTCATCCTTACAACCATATATATAAAATTTACCTATAGTCCCCCAACTTTCACCATCTTCAACCCTTCCGCATAATGTAATATCTTTTAAATATGGATACAACTCTCCGTTGGTTACTTTAACTAAAGCATGTTCCATATTCTATTCCTCCTCTACTATAAACAATTCATGAGTTCCATCTTGAAGTTGTTTTTCTTCCTCTGACATTTTATATCCTAATTTTTGGAGGAAATCATATATATAATCAAGGTCATTGTTAGGAGTATGTCTACAAAAATAATCAAAATAGGTACTATTTCTATAGTCTATAGTGTCATGGACTATTAATAATAAATTTAATTCTGGTTGTTTCCAAATATGATTAGCTATGTCTTTCCATTCAAGTTCTTCATTGTCTTTATTATTAATATCTATATTAAGTAGCTCTGATACTTCTTTATAGCTTAGATTACAACTTCTTTCTACCATTGCATATATGGCAACCTCTATTATTTTGTCCATGTTCTTTCTTGCTTTAGTATTTGAAATTCCTTTTACAAATTCTTTCCTAAGCTCATATGCTCTTTTGGATATCTCCCCTAGTTCTACTCTTCTAGCATCTCTCTTTGCTCTTTTAATTCTTTCTTTTTCTTCCCTATCGGAATCTTTTTCTGCATCCATACTTTCTTTATATAAAGTAATATATGACTGACTTACCTCATAAAAATATTTTACTTCATCTGCGTCTTCTGGTTTTACAACTTCATCATCGCCATATCCATTAAAATATTGTACACGTCTTAGGTTATTACTACTCTCTGTTTTTTCTGCAAACTCCTCAAGCTTCTCTATGATTTCTGCAAATGCTTTTGCTCTCTTTTCTCTATCAATTGCATTTCTCAATGACCAATTGAAATCATCTGTCCCTACTTTCTCAAGTACCTTATTTCTAAGTTCTATATCTTCTATTTTTTCCAGTTCAGCATAATCCATAAGTGTGGCTCCTCGACTAGTTGATTCTTTTAATTTATCCTGATCTAGTTCTAGGAGTTTCATTCTTCTCCTGACAGTGGTTTCTGAAAATCCTGTTTTCTCAGAAATGTTATTGACAGATTCGCCTAAATCTAACATCATTTGGAAGCCTTGGGCCTGTTCATATGCTGTAAGGTCACTTCTTTGCATATTCTCTAAAAGCATAGTAGCTATTTGAGTCTTATGGTCCATATCTGCTATAGAACAAGGTACCTCTGTTAGCCCTGCCAATTTAGCTGCTGCAAGTCTTCTATGGCCAATTACTACCGCATATTTATCTTCCATACTTTCATCTGTACATATCTCTTTTCTATTACCAACTGAAAACCATGGTATAACAGTAAGGTTTTGTAGTATTCCACTGGTTTCTATACTTTCAGCCAGTTCCGTAAGATCTCCCAGTTCCTTTCGTGGATTATCTGGATGGCTATATATCTTTTCAATTTCAATAAGTTTAATCATAATTAAATGTTCCCCTTTCATTTTTAAAATGATTTTAACTATTCTTTTCTGTGTCAAATTTATTTCTTGTCTTACATCTAGGACAGATTATCTCTGCCTTTCCTTCAAGTTCAAGAAGTAATTTACCACATTTAATACATCTAATTTTCTTCATAATCTATCTCCTATGCGTATCCCTTAGTTGTGCCATGTACTATCCATTGTTTACCTAATGATGGATAGTTCCTGACTTCAAATATTACTCCCCATAATCCTGTTTCGTAGATAACTCTTATACATGGAATACATCCTTTTCCTTTGTAATTCTTGTGGATCTGATATTTTTTCTCTATAGTTTGCTCTAATATTTCATCAAGTGTCAACACCTCTAATCCTTCTTCTGTTTCCCGCCATTTCAAAAAGTCGGAATAAATTCCTATAAAATTAGTCGTTATTTCTTCAACTTCATAACTTCCATCTACTTTTTCATGAATTTTAAAAGGATTACCACACATTTTTATAAAACCTCCTAACTCACCATCTCATATAGTTTTTTCTTTACCTTCCTTGGAATAATGTCCTCTACTCTATAGGTGCATTTGTTTTTATGCTTTTTACTTTTATACGTTTTGTTTTCATGGTTTTTGTGACTTTTATTCTCATATATAAGTTTTATTGTGTCTTCATGTTCTTTGTATTCTTCCATGGCTAGCTCTTTGTATTGTTCTGAAATATCTTTATCTCCATTGACTTGCCTAATAATGCTTCTGAAGCATAATTGTATTAGCTTGTCCAAGGTTATCCCTCCTATAAAGCCTTTTTATCTTTTCCATCTGCTTTACTGTATTCATGAAAATTAAATACATTTAATTGCTTTGCTAGTGGTTCTAATTCTCTCCAAAGTATTTCATCTTCCAGGAGATTCTTTATTTTAGCTTGAGTTGTTGCCCAATCTGTTCCTAATGTAGCTATCATATTATTCCAATCTTCTATGTCATGCTTTACCATGTCTCCGTCTTTCCCAATATGTCTAAGTTCGTGATAAATCAAAGCTATTATCTGTTCTCTGCTCATTCTCTCAATATAATAATTTCTTGTTTCTAAGATATATTCATATCCTGTCATTACTGTAAATTGTTTATTGACTTTTGATATTTTTGCTCTCCACTGTGGTTTACCATTTTCAGGGTCTTCATAGTCCATATCTTCTATAAATAAAATCTTTGATGGTTTTATATGTTTTAGTTCTTCAAATTTTTTAATTAATCTTGTAGCTATAGGCTTATATACAAAATTCTTAATCCAGTGTTTTTCTCCAAATTTACCATTGTCTAAATCTCTTATATGGTGTAATTTCCCTGCATCATGTAAGTTTGTATATATAAAGTGATATCCTCCTGAGAATTCTTTTTCTAGTATGATTTCTCCTGTATTATCATCTGTTATTCTTAATTTCTTCACTTTCTATCCCCTCCAGGTAGTCTAGCATTATGCCGTCTCTAGACCTTAGTTTTTTACAGTTACATTCAAATTCGTTAAAAGCTATGCTTCCAAACCCTCTTTTACCTCTATTTTCTTGATATCGTTTCCAATACCAGCTTATAGTTAACCAATCTAGCCTATATACTGCATCTAACTTTGTGAAATTGATTAAAAGGAAAGCTAACCCTCCATGGTTGTACCAGTTTTTCATAAATTCAATTTGATGACCCTGAATATTGCCAAGAGGAAATCTGTTTTCTTCTTTGGTTTCTTTTGCGTCAAAGGCTATTGGTACTCCTTCATATACTCCAATATAGTCTAGTGTACTTTTTTCTTCGTAGTAAGCTGATGTTATTTGTTTTCCTCTTCTAATAGGTTTCATTGGTGTAGGTATTTTCTGTACTAATGCTATTCCTTTTCTTTGATAAACTTTATTTGATATATTTATTATTTTTTCAAATGCATCTCCTTTGTGATATCCCATAAATACACCCCTTATTTTAAAATACTATTTGCTATATATTCTTTAAGTAATGTGCCTTTAATTAGTTTTTTCCATAGTCTTAGTTTTTTCATCTGTAGTTCCTCCTAAATCGTATATATCAAGTTGCATATGTGGTCTATAATTCATTAATATTAATTCGGTTCTTATTGGTTGTTTATCTCCGTCTTTTCTAGCTTTTATTTGACTGGCTGTATTATACTCTACTCTATACCAGTCCTGATATAATTCATCTATTAAAGGACTTCTGTAATAACAAATCATTGCTTTTCCTTTGATTTTATCTAATCTATTCTTAAGCCTTACATGGTCCTCTTCTTTAAATCCTCCTGCATATATATCTTCACGTCCATGATATGGAGGATCTAAGAAGAACAGTGTATCTTTAGTATCATAGAAATCTATAACACTCTCAAAATCTCTACAAAGTATATTCCAGTTTTTTATTAGTTCTGCCATCTTAGGAATTAATTCTGTAGCTCCTATTAGTTGTTTAGCCTTATTGACTGTTTTGCTAAGTCCTATTCCATTTCTGTACTTATGTCCTCCGCCTGCAAAGCATACTCGCATCATGTAATAAAATCTAACTGCAGCTTCAATTTCATCTTCTTCCGGCCATGGTTCCCATTTATACTTTTCATATAGTTTTTCTGAAAAAGGTAATGCCGAACATTCTTTATATAGTCTTTCCGGATTATCTTTTAGTACTAACATATAGTTCATAGGTTTATCGTTAATGTCATTGACTATTGTTAATTTAGCAGGATTAACTGTTTCTTTATAAAACGGTACCGCTCCACTCCCAAAAAAACAATCTACAAATATTTTATGTTTAGGCATAAGTTCTAAGTATATTTCTTCTTTCCCATGCTTTCCGCCTATCCATTTGACATTACTTAAGTTTTTAATCTTCAATTTGTCACCTTCTTTTCTAAAATCTCCTTTGCCTTATCTATAGCTTTCTTATATGTCCACGTTGGATTTTCTCTTAGTAGTCTTGCTGCTTCTTCCACTGCAGTTGTTATTTGCTTTTTAGTCATGATCTCCCTCCTATAAAACTTGATTTTGCTTCTTTAATCTTTCAGAGTGTTCTCTTCTTTTTCTTTCTGCTACATCTTCTAATTGTTCAGCTGTATATTTTTCAGTTCTGCCTTCAAAGTTATGAAACTTGGTCTTTTTAGCTGGTGATATTTTAGATTGACTAATGTTTTTATCCGTAGACAATTTCATTCCTCCCCAATTTTTCCAATTACTAAGTATCTTTTCTACATAAGACTTTGTACGTATCCCTTGTCTTTCAGCTTCAAGTAATGCGTTCTTTACCCACTGAAATCCATAAGTACTTTTATTAAAACTAATCCAATCAGAAGTAAAAGCATTAGTCTGTCCTATGCAATTCTGATATAGCTTTGCTAATTCAGAAAACTCATCATCAAAAACATTTTCTTCTACTTCCGTAGTATTAGTATTTATATCATTTAGTTTAGTTTCGTTTAGTTTATTTAATGTGGCATGGTTGCCGGAACTATTGCCGGCATACTTGTCGGCATGGTTGTCGGAAACATTGTCGGCATTTATTTCCGACAGTGCTTTTTCTTCATCTTTTTTAATATCATTCCCGGAAGGTTTACCGGTAACAGTTGCCGGCAACGTATCTACCAAAGAAATTATTTTATACATTGCTGATTGATTACCTTTTCTAGAACTCCAATCTATTCTTCCTTTTTGTTTTAGTTCATTTCGTGCATTTCTAATTGTTCTATCTGCTAGTCCAGTTTTAACACATAATACAGATGCAGCTACCCCAAATTCCTCTGCCCATCCTGCCTTATTGTTTATATGCATCAATGCATGCCATAAAGCAATTGCAGATGTTGACAATGAATTTGTTTCGAGCCAATCATAAAATGCATTAAGTTCTTTTATATAGTTCATCTAGTTATCACCTTCTCTTAGAGATTAAGGGGAAAAATCCCCTTAATCTAAAATGGTATATCTTCACTATCAAATGGGTTGTCCATAAATTCAGGTGGTATATTATCATGTATTTCATCAGTTTCATTATCTACTTTTCCTTTTGCTTTATTAGTAGCTTCTTTCTTAGAACTATTTACTAATATTTCACATGCTTTTTTAATTACTGGTTCTGTTCTTTCATTTCCGAGTAACCATTGGATATAGTCAGGTGCTTCCTCATATACTTCTTCCAAAGTTTTACCTTTGTGTTTTCCAAATGTAAGTTTAATATTTCTAGATTCCACTTCTGTCATTGTTGAAATTTGTTCTTGTTGTATAAAGTCTTTCATATCTTCCATATCTTGAGTAAATAATTCAGAAAGGCTTGCCACAGTAAGTACTGCATCTATTTGAGCTCTTTTCTTAGCCATCTTGAGTATTGTATTAGCTTGGCTATATATTTCTTCATTTTCAAGTTTATACTCCATCTTACCCCATCTATTTGTTTTACTTTTTAAGGTATTTTTATCTATTCCAGCAGGAACATCCTCTTCCTTATACCATCTCCATCTATACTTGTCTTCTTTTGAATTGCAAGATCCTACACCTTCAGTAATTTTTTGACTATTCTTTGATAAAATACATTTTATTGTATAAGCAAATATGCCCTTCTCATAATCCTCTATTTTTTCTATGATTTCGTATTCACTTGTCAATCCAAACATCATTAAAATTTTTTCTGCTCCTGGTTTTAGTAGAGTGGGTTTATTAGTGCCAGGTATTATGTCATGATCGTGTCCAGGTTTTAAACAAGTTTGAATTGCTGCTTGTACCTGTGATATTTTATTTAGAGTTCCTACTAATCCACCAACATCAACACTTTCTATTAAACTCATCATCATATTATCCATTAATCTTCCTCCTCTTTTGGTGTATGATCCACAACCATCTTTGTTTTATTAACTTCAATTACCATTAAAATTTTTCCACATAGACAATAGAATAACTCATACTTTTTAGTTGTTACTGGTCTATTACATTTAGGACAGTTCATTATGAACACTTCCTTTTAAGTTCATCTACAAAGTTAATTTGTCCTTCTATTTCTTCCATTACTTCATTAAACTTCTGGACTTCATCAAGTTTTTTCTCTTCTGCTTTCACTTTTTTATAGCATCCAGGACCATATCCTCTTTTTGCACTTTCTTTATTAGTTAATGCTCGTCCACATCTTAAACAAAAATCTGCCATTTAAATTTCCTCCAATCTGTGGTATAATATTTAAAAGTATTTTTCTAAGTGACCTTGAAGGAACGGTAATTCCTGATAGGTCTTTTTTATGCATACAACGGTTTTTTAACAACTTCATCATCCCATTCCGTCAAACAATTACTACAAAAGTATGCTTTACTACAGTTATAGTACGCATATCCTTTTTTACTGACTTTTTCTTTAATACTTTCTACTTGACCTACAGTGTTTTTGCATCCACACGCTGGGCAATTTGGTAAGCTTATAGGTCTAATTATTCTTGGCTTTGCTTTTCTCACTGTTTGTCCACTCCTTTACACCTCCTATAATTCATTAACTACTTTGCCATCTTTTATCAATACCAAAGGTTCATTATCCTTGAGTGGATACGTATACAATATTGCTGATTTAACATTACTAATTGGCCTTCCGTATTGGTCCATATATTTCTGAAAGAATTTATTAGTTAAGCCTCTCCGTTTATTTGATATATCTGTCTTTCCCCCATTCATGTACTTTATTGTTAATCTTTTCAAGCTTGTCCCTCCTTACATATCATCTTTTAAAATATCTTTCGTTACTCTTACAAATTCCTTAACTTGTCCACACATGATGTAAAGAAGAATTCCCATTGGAATAATGAGAATTGTTCCATTTACTCCTGAAAATACTATCTTTTCTACTGCTTTACAAAGAAGATTCGACATCATCTTCCCCTCCCTCATACTCTATGACATCAAAACAATCACCTTCTTCAAAGTGTTCATCACCTAGAGAATCCAGTACTATATATAGATTTCCATATCCATTGAACCCTACCTCAGCAACCCTAACATTATAAGTTCCAGTGGTATCGTAGTCATAAAGGATTCCATCCTTTTGTTTTCTTTCTAACTCTTCCCCAGTAAATTTTAATTTAAGAAATTTCATATCTATATTTGTCACAATTTCATATCCATGTTCTTTTAAAATATCTTTAATATTCACCTAATTCACCCCCTTATCCAGTCCTAAAAACCTACTAATTTCATCAATTGTACTTCCTTCTTCTGCCATTCTAATTACTTCCCTTGATACTATCTCGGCAGCTACATCTGTATTTCTTTTTATTACCTTTTCTCTATGCTCATCAGTTAGATTCTCCCAAGGAACCCCACCAACTGTAATAATAGCTTTTCTAATTTGGCTCATGTTTACCACCTCAATACAATATATGAAAATTCTAGTTTGTACTATTCAATTTACTTAACACTCAAATAAATCTGTTACATTTACTTCTAAGACCTTTGCCAATTTACAAATAGTACTTATAGTTGTGTTTTGCAGATGTCCATTCTCTATATCTGAAATTTGTGACTTTGCTACATCTGCTAATTTTGCTAGTTGTCTAATTGATAATCCTTTTTGAATTCTAAGGTTTTTTATTAATTCACTATTTAAATTTGTCATTTTGTCATCTCCACTCTGTCAGTTTGTTTTAACTCCCTATTTTCCCAAAAAGTACCACTTTTTTTAATGTATAAAATGTGAGATAATTTAATTATCTTATATTTTATGCTCGTTGTGTTCTGGGAACGCAACATTTTCTGTTAAAAAAAATTTATTTATTTTTTCTTCAGGATACGCTCTCATAAATGCAGCTATAAATTTCTGTCCTACACTAGTTTTTTTGTTTTTTATTCTCCATAGTTGAGTTCTTGATATTTCGAGTTTTTTAGCCATATCAATGTCTGTCATATCTCCTTGAAGTTTATCAAACTCTTCTAAATTTAATTCTAACAAGATTATCACCTCCTGTTCCCTGCATGGAACACTTTCATTATAACATTTCTGTTCTATGTATGCAACACTTTTTTTAAAAAAATATTTTAACTGTTCCATGTATGCAATACTAATGATATAATTATTCTGAAGGAGTGTTTTTAAAAATGGTTAATAGAGAAGAACTTTCAAAAATAGTAATTAAATTAAGAAACAAAAAAGGATATTCGCAGAGAAAATTAGCAATGGTATCTGGAGTCAGTAACTCTACTATATCTAGAATTGAAAATGCAACAAGTGATACCGATCCAGAAACTTTAAAAAAACTAGCTCCTTGCCTAGATATTTCTTATGAGGAGTTAATGAAAGCGGCAGGATATATGAAAGAGTATAGTAATATTACTAAAGAAACATTAAGTGATGAAGGTTTCAAGAAAATATTACCAGCTGTCATAGAAGCTTTGAGTGAAATAATACCTAATTTTGACTTAACATTTGAAAAACTGGATGATGATTCAAAAGTTAAATTATACAATTCAGTTGTAAAAAATACCAAACATATTGATGATTCAAAAAATACTGAACCAGTTACGATAGATTTAGTAGATATCGATTCCACAGGTAACCAAGATATAAAAACAAATAATAGAAAAGAACTTGAGTTTGAAAAGTTCTTTAATGAACTTAAAGAAGAAATGGTAAAAGAAGGGATTAATTTTGATGAAACCTCTCCTAAGGAATGGGTAGAGGTATACAAAGTTTTAAAAGAGTTTAAGAAAAACACAAAAAGCAACTGA